ATTGGGAAGAAGTAAAAGAAGAATCTAATCCATGGCATATAGAAAAGAAACCTAAAATATACACTACTACTGACGGTGTGGATATGTTTGAAAAGAATTTTACTGTATTATATTTACTAAGTAAAGATTTAACTATTCCATCACAAAATATTGCTGTTATTCATAACTTCTCTAAACAAGATAAGGAAGTGGCTGATAGATATTTAACATTCACATCAGAAAAAAACAGATTTAATTACATAGAAGACAACAGTCCTAAATACAGTCTTAATGATATTGAAAACTGTTACCCTCATGCTAATGTTACAGGAAACAGAATTAAAGATATTCCTGTAGTAGCAACTCTATTTAGTAACCTTAAAAAACTAGGTAAGTAGTATATGGTAAAGAACTTGCGTGGATACCAACAAGAAGTAATATGTAAAGTAGAAGATGCTTTAAAATCAGGTGTTAGCCGCCAGCTAGTCTGTATGGCAACTGGTTTAGGCAAAACTTTTACAGCAGTTAAGATAGTTGAAAAACTACAATTCAAACGTATTTTATGGATTACACATAATGAAGAATTAATCTCACAAAGCGGACTTGCTTTCTTAAAAGATAAGTTTGATGATACATTTGCGGAACATGTAAGAGCAATAGGATTCTTAGATTGGGTAGATAAACATAATTGTAACTTCGGAAACCATACAGGAACTTTCAAGATGGGAGCGATTAAAGCTTCTGTATTTAAGATTAATGCAGAAGTGACCATGGCATCAGCTCAGACACTCTATAGAAGATTAGATAAAATACCATTTGATTATTTCGATTGCATAGTGGTGGACGAGGCTCATTTATTTTTAGCTAAAACTTTTGTTCAACCACTAGAATACTTTAAACCTAAATTACTATTAGGACTTACCGCCACACCACATCGTATGGACGGTCTATCTTTGGGGAATATCTTTGACCAAATTACTTACGAGTACAACATAGGACAAGGCATTAAAGACGGTTACTTATGTGAGCTTGATGGAATAAGAGTACAAACTAATGTGTCTTTAGATAACGTTAGAACAACCGCAGGAGAACTTAATCAGAAAGACTTAGCAGATGAAGTTAATATTCCTAGACGTAACCAATTAATTGTAGATAAATACAAGGAATACGCTGATGGAAGACAAGGTATTTTCTTTTGCGTGGATATTCAACACGCCTGCGACTTAGCGGATATGTTTATAGAAAATGGCATTACTTGTAAACCTGTAGTTGGAGATGAAGAATATACTCCTGATAGAGTCGGCACTATACAAGATTTTAAAGATAGAAAGATACAAGTACTTACTAATTGCCAGATACTTACTACTGGTTTTGATGAACCCAATGTAGGAGTAATCGGTAATGCTTCTCCTACAAAGTCTTTAACTAAGTATATGCAGTCTGTTGGGCGCGGATCAAGATTAAAAGATAAAGAGTTTGTAGATAGATTTGGACAAAACTGTGTAATCCTAGACTTTGTAGATTCAAGTTCAAGACATAAGTTAATCAATACGTGGACACTAGACCAAGGAAAGAACTTAGAAGATAGAGTATTCTTAACTCAGGATAAGAGAGACCATATATTAGAAGAAAGAGCTAGAAAGTCTGCTAAAGTTGAGAACTTAACTGATAAGGATGAGAGAATAGTTTTAATACAATTACCTCCTGCTAAACAATTTGGATGGAAGAAAATGCAAGAAGCAGCTACATCCGCGCAGTTGAAATATATATCTGATTTAGGACACGATATTCAAAATAATACTTACACTAAACAACAATGCGCGGATATTATATCATTAGAACCTTGTAATAAAAAAGAGTTAGAATATTTGAAATCTAAAGGATATGATACTACCTTCGCATCTAAGGGTCAGTTTAGTACAATATGGTATGAATTAGAAATGAAAAACAAATGGAAAAAGAAGTAAAAGAAACAAAAGTATGTTATATCTGTAAAAAGCCTACAGACTATAGCTTACACCCAGTATTTACTTCTGACATGAAGATTATAAAAGGAGTATTACAATGCTTTAAATGCTTAGCAAATAACTATAAAAACAAATAAATATGAAAAAACAAGAAAACAAGTCGGAGGAGTCTTCAACAAACTTAGTAATAGAAGGTTCTATTGACTACAAACTAACTATATCTAAAAAAGGATATGAATTAGAAACTAAGAATAGTATTGATAATGATTTAGCTGCCATGTTACACGCAAGAGGAATAATAGAAATGTATAAAAAAGACTCTGAGATGACTAAAGCTCATCCTATTTATAAAATGATGAAGCCTGACAAAAGAAAAGAATTTAATAGTAAGTACGATAAACTAATTCACGCATCTTATATTATAGAGAAATTATCTGGAAAATTATTAGAAAATGCTATGATAGCTATTAACAAAAAAGATTAATGCCATGAAACATAAACGCGAACTTAAAATTTACAACGGAAGAGTAAAAGTATATGTAGATGGATACGTGATGTTTTCTTTTAATCAAATTGACTTTTTAGGTTATTATGCTTATAAGGACGATACTTCACTCTATGGGTTGGATATTTACTTACTAAGAGAAAAAGCGGGTGCGTCCACGATGGAAATTTACTTTAAAACTAAAGAGAATTGGCTTGAGATGCTTAAATTACTTGATACTCATTTGTAATTTAATTATTTTGAAAATAAACGTAACCTTTTAAATTTATATACGTTTAAATAGATAAATAACGGTTGAGGCTAAAAGCAGTTGCCTATTAACAAATACTGCTTGATAACACGCTTAGTGGCAATTGCTTTTTAGCCTTTGTTATAAGCTGTAAAATAAAATTTGAGTTATGGAAACAGAAGAACAACGTAAGAGCAGAGAGGATTTAAAAGCATTATTTAAAGAGCCATTTAAAAACTTTGGAGGGTTAATATTTTGGATAGTAGTAATTATTATTTGTATGAAATGCTGTGCGTAGGCAATTTTATTTTATTGCTTATAACGTTTTGCAGATACACGCTGTGAGCGTTGGAATGAGGGAGGGAAAATAGCGTGTATGTGCTGTTATAGGTAGTTGCTCTGCGTTGGCATTAAAAGGATTATTAACAATTAAAAAATAAACAGATGAAACCAAACATTTTAGTATTTGATGTAGAAAGCACGAATTTACACGGTGGCGGATTTGCCGTTGGTGCTATTGTAGTGAACAGAGGTGGAACAGAAGTTGACCGCTTTGAATTATTAAGCAAAGAGGGTGAAGCCCTTGCAAACGATTGGGTAAAAGGCAACGTAATACCACATTTGCAGGATATGGCATGGTGCAATACTGACCGTGAATTACGTGATGCTTTTTACGAATTTTACATGAAGCACAAAGACACTGCCGAGATTTGGAGCGACTGCAATTTTCCAGTAGAAACAAACTTTTTGAGCGAAATTGTAAAAGATGATTTTGAAGCAAGGCAGTGGAATATGCCATATCCGTTAAAGGACATTAGCACCATTGTAGATATTGATTTAGACCGTGTAAAAGAGTGCGGAATTAAAGATTTACGGAAGCATAACCCATTAGATGATGCAAGGGCTTCTGTTTATTTTTTACTCAAAACTTTGGAGTGCGGTGGATAAGCAATTACCTATAACGTTAAACGGCTTTGCGATGGTGGGGTTTCAAGGCACAAATGTTAAACCCACAAATAAACTTAAATAAAAATACAAATGACCAATAAAGCACAAAATCCCCACTATTGCAAAACCGATGTTATAAGCAGTTGCGATTGCTTAGTAGGATTTCTTAGCGGAGAAAAAGTAAACAAATCTACTATTGATTATGAAGTAGAAAGGATTGTAAACATTCAACCAACTTTCAAAAAGTATGGCTTATTGAATGGAGAACCACAAACTAAAAGTCAAATAGTAGATGGTAGAAAAGGATATTTAAGCAGATTTGTTTACTGTCCTTATTGTGGCGAAAAAGTCAATTGGAAGCAGGTTCTTAGCAATTGCTTATAACGGTTCGGGGCTATAAGATAGTAAAACCCCTAAGTGCGGTGGGGGATTTCATCGCACAAAAAATAAATACAAAGTAAAATGGAAAAAACGCTGACAAACACAACAGCAAGCCAAGCAAAAGACAATGTGAAAGACATTATTTTTTGGGGCAACGGGGACACCTTCAAGCTAATTAGTAAAGCATCTTCGGTTACAGAGGGGTGGATGAAATCATCTAAAGCAATGGAGATTGAAGGTGTTGGATGTGTAGTGCAAGTTACTACCCAACAAGGAAACAATGTTGCGGAGGCTGTAACTTTTGTGCCTAATGTAAAAATTGAGGAAACAAAAGATGCAGAAGGTAAAGTAACTGCACGAAAGTTAGTAGCACTTTAACTACGAAGCGGTGCGTGGCAGGGGTTTTATTTCTTATAGCCCCTGTTATGGCATCGTTTTAATGTGCCATAACTATTATATGTAAACTACCCTTTAAACTAACAGCAAAATCAATACTCTTTAATTAAAAAATCGAAAATATGAATTTAGAAAAGTGGATAAATAGATATAAAACTGATTGTGCTTTAAAGT